GGCACAGAGCGGTTGAGGAGTTAATCAAGGTGGCTAAAGAAGCCATTGTTGATTCAGATGATGATATATCAGCTGATAGACTTAAAAATGCCGCTGCCACAAAGAAGCTTGCAATCTTCGACGCCTTCGAGATATTAAACAGAATCCAAGAAGAAGAAAATCTTTTAGAAGGTAAAGCGCCGGAAGAAGAAAAGAAAAGAGTATTTAAGGGTTTTGCTGAGGGTAGATCTAAATAATGTACGAACAGACTTTATATAAGATAATAGAACCTATAAAGAAAACCACTCTTACCAGACTTAACAGAGGTAAAAAGTGGGAGCACGGTTATAATAAAGAGCACGATATAGTTGTTCTTTCACATAACGGAGTTATAGGTGATATATACGAGATACAAGGTTTAAAGATAGCTCTACCTAAAGCACCAAAAAACGTATTTAAACACGAGAAAAACAAGTGGGTTAAAACAGAATACCCTAAGGAGTTATCTCGCATTAAAAACATATTTGACTGGAAGGCTTATCCAGACGAACAAAAAGAAAAGTGGTACGATTATATTGACGAAGAATTCAAGCGTAGAGAAGAAGGATTCTGGTTTACTAATAACGGAGTACCAACATACATAACAGGTACACATTACATGTATCTGCAATGGAGCAAGATTGACGTTGGAGCTCCAGACTTTAGAGAGGCGAACAGACTATTCTTTATATTCTGGGAAGCCTGTAAAGCTGATAAGAGATGCTATGGGATGTGCTACCTTAAAAACCGTCGTTCAGGTTTCTCGTTTATGTCGTCAGCCGAAACAGTTAACTTAGCCACTATATCAAGTGATAGTAGATATGGGATACTCTCTAAGTCTGGTGCCGATGCAAAGAAGATGTTTACGGATAAAGTTGTACCTATAAGTATAAACTACCCGTTCTTCTTTAAACCTATACAAGATGGTATGGATCGTCCAAAATCCGAACTCGCGTATAGAGTTCCAGCTAGTAAGTTTACTCGTAAAAAGATACAGGCAAACGAGCAGCTCGAGGAAATAGCAGGTCTTGACACTACTATTGACTGGAAGAACACGGGTGACAACAGCTACGATGGTGAGAAGCTCAGTCTGCTAGTACATGATGAAAGTGGTAAGTGGGAGAGGCCTGACAACATATTAAACAACTGGCGAGTTACTAAAACCTGTTTAAGGCTAGGTAGTAAAATCGTCGGTAAGTGCATGATGGGTTCAACCAGTAATGCTCTTGATAAAGGTGGGGATAACTTTAAAAAACTATACAATGATTCTGACGTATCAAGACGAAATGCTAATGGACAAACGAAGTCTGGCCTTTATTCTCTCTTTATCCCAATGGAATGGAACTATGAAGGATTTATTGACGAGTTCGGACTTCCAGTCTTTGATAATCCAGGTGATGATGTACGATATGGACCAGACGGTGAATTAATAGATGTAGGTGTAATAACAAATTGGGAAAACGAAGCTGAGGGCTTACGAGATGATCAAGACGCATTAAACGAATTTTACCGACAATTCCCGCGCACTGAAGAGCACGCGTTTAGAGATGAGACTAAAAATAGTATATTTAACTTAATTAAGATATACGAACAAATAGATTACAACGAAGGTAGTAGGCATAATGCTCATACTACAGTGGGGAGTTTTGGCTGGGTAAATGGTATAAAAGATACTCAAGTAGTATTTCATCCAGATCCTACAGGCAGATTTAAAGTAAGCTGGGTACCACCAGTTCACTTGCAAAATAAACAAATAATAAAAAATGGAATTAAATACCCTGCCAACGAGCACATTGGAGCATTTGGCTGTGATAGCTATGACATTAGTGGTACTGTTGACGGTCGCGGTTCGAAAGGCGCATTACACGGATTAACAAAATTTTCTATGGAAGACGCACCATCAAGTACGTTTTTCTTAGAGTATATAGCAAGACCACAAACCGCTGAAATATTTTTTGAAGACGTTTTAATGGCGTTAGTGTTTTACGGTATGCCACTGCTTGCAGAGAACAATAAGCCTAGATTACTGTATTATCTAAGACGTAGAGGTTATAGAGGCTACAGTATGAACAGACCAGACAAATCTTGGAAAAAGTTGTCAACAGCAGAAAAAGAAATAGGTGGTATACCTAACTCAAGCGAAGATATTAAGCAAGCTCACGCTGCTGCAATTGAAATGTATATACAAAATCATGTAGGTCATTTAGGTAACGGTAATTATGGTACAGTATACTTTAACGATTTACTTAATGATTGGTCTAAGTTTGATATAAACAGAAGAACTAAACACGACGCGTCTATAAGCTCTGGGCTAGCTATCATGGCTTGCAATAGGCATTTATACGCACCAAATGTAAAAGTAGAAAAAACACCTTTGAATTTAAATATAGCAAGATACAATAATAAGGGATTAAATTCTAAGATAATTAAATAGGTATGGCTGAAAACATATATGTAAACTTTCCTTCTCAAGCAGTTTCTGATTTAGAGAAAATGAGTCCAGAGTATGGACTTAAAGTAGCTAGGGCTATTGAGCAGGAGTGGTTTAAAGATCATCACACTAATAGATATCGCAGTACACAGGCTAAGTTTCACAGCTTAAGATTATATGCAAGAGGAGAACAGAGTATTCAAAAATACAAAGACGAGCTGTCTATTAATGGTGATTTATCATATCTTAATTTAGATTGGACACCAGTACCTATTATACCTAAGTTCGTTGACATTCTAGTTAACGGCATGTCTGAGCGTATGTTTAAAATTAACGCGTACTCACAAGATCAATACGGTGTAAGTAAACGAACAGAATATATAGAGTCTATACAAAGAGACATTGACCAATCAGCGTATAATGATCAAGCTGCCAAGCATTTCAACGTTGATCTATACGAAAATAAAAAAGAAGAGCTTCCTGATACTCAAGAAGAATTAGACTTACATATGCAGCTTAATTATAAACAGGCTGTAGAAATAGCAGAAGAGCAAGCTATTGATGCTTTACTTAAAGGTAGCAATTATGATTTAATTAGACGAAGAGTATTATATGATTTAGCTGTTTTAGGTATAGGTTGTGTAAAAACAAGCTTTAATTGGAGCGAAGGAGCTACAGTAGATTATGTTGATCCTGCTAATATAGTTTACTCTTACACTGAATCACCATACTTTGATGATATATACTATATAGGTGAAATAAAAACTATACCTATTAACGAGTTAGCTAGAGAGTTTGATCATTTAAGTGAAAGTGAGTTAGAGGAAATAAGTAAGCGAGCTTCTAAAAGATATTTAGGTAATAGAAGAATTCATGAAGTAGATAAAAACAAAGTTCAAGTTTTATACTTCAATTACAGAACATATACAAACGACGTATACAAGCTTAAAGAAACCTCTAGCGGAGGTTATAAAGCTATAGAAAAAGACGATACATTTAATCCTCCTGAAGATAAGCAGGTAGGTTACGCTAGAATGACAAGGTCTGTTGAATGTGTATTTGAAGGCGCTATAGTTGTAGGTACAGATAAAATATTAAAGTGGAACAAAGCTGAAAACATGATGCGCAGTAAGTCTGACTTTAACAAAGTTAAGATGAACTATTCATTAGTAGCACCACGTATGTATGAGGGCCGTATAGAATCTTTAGTTAGTAGAATTACCGGATTTGCTGATATGATTCAGCTTACACATTTAAAGTTGCAGCAAGTTATGTCTAAGATGGTACCAGATGGTGTTTATCTCGATGCAGACGGACTTGCTGAAATAGATTTAGGTAACGGTACTAATTATAACCCACAAGAAGCTCTTAACATGTTCTTCCAAACTGGTAGTGTAATTGGTAGAAGTTTTACTGGTGATGGTGATCAAAATCCTGGAGCAGTACCTATTAGAGAAATATCTAACGGTGCTGGTGCTGGTAATAAAATTCAAGCATTGATAAGTAATTACAACTATTACTTACAAATGATAAGAGACGTTACAGGTCTTAACGAAGCTAGAGACGCTAGTGTTCCAGATCCTAAGTCATTAGTTGGAGTTCAGAAACTAGCTGCAGCTAATTCAAATGTAGCTACGCGCCATATTTTACTTAGCTCAATGTTTTTAACTGCTGAGGTTGCAGAGGCTTTATCGCTACGTATATCTGACATACTAGAGTACTCGCCAACTGCTGACGCTTTTGTTCAAGCTATAGGAGCTCATAACGTAGCTACACTAAAAGAAATGTCTGAACTTCATTTGTATGATTTTGGTATATTTATAGAATTAGATCCAGATGAAGAAGAAAAGCAAATGCTTGAAAATAATATTCAAACAGCACTATCTCAAGGATTAATTGATTTAGATGATGCTATAGATATTAGAGAAGTTAGAAACACAAAGCTAGCTAATCAACTTTTAAAAATTAAACGCAAGAAAAAACAAGAGCGAGATCAAGAAATCCAACAAGAAAACGCGAAGGCCCAGGCAGACGCGAATGCACAGGCTCAACAAGCCATTGCTCAAACTGAGATGCAAAAAAATAAGGAAAAAGC